CTCCATGAGCGTGCGCGATGCGTTGCGGTTGGGCTCGGTACCGCGTTCACCCCCGGATTTGACCGGCCAGTGGTAGTCGCCGGACAGCGCAGAGAGCGTTTTGTGTGCGTTCTCATCCACCAAGAACATCCGCCGGCCCTGCATCCCGGTGCGAATAGCGGGACTGAGCGACCCCCGGCTCATCACCGCGTTCTCGCCCCGGTTGGGCTTGAGCCCCATTGCCTTGCACGCGGCGATCAGCGGGTTGCGCCCGACCTGATCGAACACATCGGCAGGCACCCATGCTGTCACCTGGCGGTTGGCGTACACCGCGCGGATGAGCCCCACAATGTCGGGTACCGCGTCAGCCGGCACCAGTGGCGACACCCAATCGGCCAGCACCGTCATGTTGCGGCCGTCCACAGCGACGAGTACAGCGGTCGTCTCCGAGCCTGTGGAATTGAGGCCAAGGAGCAACTGCTCGCGCCTTGAGAGCACATAGCCGGAGCAAATATTGTCTTGCGAGAAGTCCTGATAGACCGGGATGCCTGAGAACACCTTGAGGGCGTAGGCCAGCGCATTCAAAATATCGCGCTTGCCCGAGGGGAAGTTCAAAATTTGGGCGACAAGCTGGCTGTGCGCCGCGCGACCGCCTACAAGAATTATGTCACCGGCCATGAAAAAAGGACGCAGCCCCATGATAAAAGCCGCCTTGTCGCGGTCTTGCGGAGCGTTGACGGCGCGCATGTCGAGGTGCTTTCCGGTCATCAGGGACATGGCGCGTATGGGTTGCAAGAGCCAATCATCTAAGGAATTTTTTTCAATGATGACTTCCGCCTCATCGAACTGTGCGCTCATGGCAAAGGCGCCGGCCACAATCTCATCGGGCTGCCAATATTCGCCCCCGGACTTGTGGACGTAAATGCGGTTGCCGAGTTTACTCACCGTAACGTGCCCGGTCTGGTCGGACTTTTTGACCTCGACGGTGCGCGCCGGGTCGATGATGACTTTGCGCGGGGCGTAGGCGGTGGGCGCCAAGTCCTGATACCGGAGCATCTCCTCGGTGAAGGGTTTGCCCTGACTGCCGGTAGCGATCAGCATGTACTCCTGATTGAACTCGCGCAGCATCCCGTTTCTTGCGTACTGGTCACGCTTGGCGCGTATCCACTCCATTGGATAGCGGTCAGGCCAAAGGCTCTCGGCCTGTGGGTCGTCAATGTCACCGTTGCAGATCGGAAACTTTGCCCCCGCCCAATCCTCAGCGGCGGCGGCCCGGCGTATCAGGCAGTCATCGGCCAAAGGGGTTCCGGTCATGCGAACTTTGCCAAGCTCTTTGTCCATCGCCGGGATGAGTTCAAGGTAAATTTTTTTCCAGTTGGCATCCACAGTCTGCGTGTCGCGCACCAACGTTTTGTTCTCAATGTCGTCGAGGTAGGCCCTGTCGGGTCGCATGTCGCGGTGTTTGTAGCCGCGTATCTCCTCGTCCCACCCGTGGGCTTCTAGGCACACCCCGTTTTTCAACAAGATTTTGTTCTCGCTCCACACGGCACCCTTGAGTGGCCCAAATAGCGAGGTGAGCTTGTCATTGGTGATGACCTCATGCTTGATGGCCTCGATGCGCTGGCACGCTTTGGTGTACGTCTCGCCAAATATGAGCGCGTACTTAAAGTTACCAAATGCCGCCTCCATCAGCATAAATTCCTCGGAGAGCGTTGTCTTAGCGCCTTCGCGGAACGCTTCGATAACCACAAGGTCATCGGCACTGCGCCACAGGTCCATTATTTTGATGTGGAACTCGGGGCTGGCGTTCTTGTGTTTATGGGCGAACAAAAGGTTGGCTCCGAGGGCGCGGTCCTCGGAGATAGTGCGCAACATGGAGAGATTGGAGAGGCTCACGGCAACCCTTGGTAATGACGGTTGCGTCAAGTATAGCGGCGGTATGGCCGGCGTATAGGGGGCACGCAATGCGTGTGAACCTTAAAAATATGGCGCGGTTGGGGGGAGGGGTCGGAACTAAAATTACCCCCCGTCCGGGGGCCCCGGGTGGGCCCGGAGTTTGCGCTTACTAACCATAATTATAGTCAAGCCTCCAGCACCCCGGGGCCCCCGGCCTCCAGCGCCTTCTACCTGGCGCACATAAGAGCACTATATAAATACAGAGCATGGCGGACCTTTGGAGCGGGGCGCACTAGCGGGACGGGGCAGCCCTTAACTGGTAGTCGACGGTAGTCGCCGGTAGTTGCCTCTATTGCCCAGCGTGCCCCGTGCCGGTAGTATTTGGCAGCTATACCCTAAGTATGCATTGTTTGCATAACGTTACCCCAATTACCACACTATCGGCCACAGCGTAAAGTCAGAGGTAGGTGCGCTAAGTCATTGATTTATAACGCTTTTTACCCTCTATACCTCTATACCTTCAACAAGTAGTAAAGGTATATAGTAATAAAAGAAGGATAAGGGTATACATATGTTATAGAAGAAGATATATTACTATGGTTAGTAGTAAGCACCCTAAGGTGTTCGAGGTAAAATGTAAAAAGCCTTGAAACCCGCATGAATGCTCACTTTTGACCTTAACCCAAACCACCTTGGAGCTTGAAATGAAAGTTAAATTAGGTAAAAAAGGCACACAATACGTGCCAAAAAACGTTCAGCCGGATTACAACTGCGATTGGATTGGAATTGTGGATTACAAAGGGCGCAAAGGAGCGTTAACGTTCAATCGCTTTACAGGTCAATACGTTCAGCACTTTAGCCCAAAAGATCATATGGTTCTAGATTATGGGGAAGTTCTACAAGCGATCGCTGATGCTTCTAAGCCGATTCGGTCTAAGCCTGTAACGGAGCTTATGCGGCCAAAGATCATCAACCTTACTGACAAGCAAGTAGAATACGTTCGCTCTATTGGAGAAGGCAACATGGCCGAAGGAGTGCGCCGGTGCATTGACTTTTGCATCATCAATAAATTTGAATGATGTCAACAAAAATATTGAACGCACACAATGCGAGCTATAGCTGTATAATCCCTTCACTCGCTAATTATGGCGAGCAACTAGATATAGGGTTAAATTATGGCAAACCTGAACAAAGTAGATCAAAAGCAGTATGAACGCGCATTGTCGAGCAAGGACGAAGGATACATCGGCCGCACTTTGGCAATTATGGCGCGCAGTGGCTCAAAACGTACATATGAAGCCGTATGCGAGCTAATCGAGCGCTCGCATGACTTCCGTGACTTTCACATGGTCAATGGCGCACTGCTTCACAAGAGTGAGGTATAAATTATGAGTAAATTCATCCGCACGGCTTACTCCATGCATTGCATGGCCGCCCACACCGGGGGCTTTAAGCCCCTTACCCTCCGGCAGTTCATCGCCATAACTTTCAAGGTGCAACTATGAGTCACTATAAATGCGCGCGGCGCACGTTTGACACATTGGAGGCCGCCAAGGTCCGCGCCTCTAGTCCGCGCGGCGCTATGGTGCGCATTGGGCGCGCCTCCGGCCTATCGTGGCGCTATGTCGGCAACGACCGCTATGACTCCGCTAGCGGCGCAACGTGCGCCTTTGTCAGCGAATATGACGAGTCAGAACATGCGGACCTCCGCAACCTTAATACATCACTGGAGAACTAACATGCAAGCTATACAAACCAAGTACATCCCGGCCACAAACACAAAAGGTAGTCGCATCAAAGCATGGTGCAACGCGGGACAATTAACTATGGGATACCCGCATGAGTTTAATGAGTTCGGAGCACATGAGCACGTTGCAAAGCAGTTGCAAATAAAACTCGGATGGGTAGGAAAATACTATGGCCGCCTTTATGGCGGAGGGCTGCCGGGAGAAAAGGGTTATTGCTTCGTTATGGTATCGGCGCCTTTTGTACTTTATGACGTATTGGCGGACCTAGAGCATTATGCTTCAACGCATGGGAGCGGTCCGGACAAAAGGTTAGAGGCGTTAAAAAACTACTGGAGCATTTGATATGCGCCGCTATCTTATCCCTCTAATGGAGGCCTTAATTATCGCGGCGCTATTGGCGCTGCCCTTTGCCCTTTATTTTTGGAGTTTATAAAATGCTTACTTTCACAACTGACCAGATTAAATCCCTAATCCCTTGCTCTGCTAAAAAAGATGTCCGCTATTATTTGCAGGGCGCTCTACTTGAAGTGTGTTCTAATGGCGACGTTCATTTAGTGTCAACCGATGGCCATATTCTATTTGCCGGGTTGATAGCGGCGCCAAATGTTCAATGGACCGAAGAACCAAAAACGGGGCCTTGGCAAATGATTATTCCAAGGGATACTTTGGAATTGGCCGCAAAATCCAAAAAACCTACAGTAGAATTAAAAGCTATGCCCGATGGTGCATACATGCTAGGCGACCACTATTTCAAACCAGTAGATGGAAGGTTTCCAGACTGGCGCCGGGTAAGCGTAAAAATCGATGCCGCGTTGATTGAACCCGGCCACTATGACCCTGCTTTACTTGTGCGCGCCAATGACGCACTAAAAATCTGGTTTGGCGGAGGTTCAAAGTATGCTAGCCACTTGTCACAATATGGTACATCAAGCGCAATAATGACCGGCGACAATATGACTGCTTTTTGTATTGTTATGCCATGGCGCGCCAATGAAAGAATAAAACCTTTCACGCCAGCTAACTATTAACCCTCGCTAGCGCACTATGTAAGGGCCCCGCTATACGCGGGGTTTTTATGTGGCCGCTATTGGCCTATTCTGGAGAATAAGCACATGCACAGACATAAAACGCTAGAAGTCACGCTTTGCAATATGGTGGATTAGGGATATATCCCCCGCTCTATGCTTCGCTGTAACGTATGCCGAACGCGGCGCGCCTCTATGGCCGCCATGCGTGCTACACTCGCATTGCGAGCTTGATATTTTTTTGGTCGGTCGTATGGCGGGAATTTTCCCAAAAGCTCCGCCGATGGCCATATTTTTTTAATATACATCCTAGCGAAAAATGCCTGAAAATATTTTGATAAGGTGCCTCCCTAGTCAGCCCGATCATTGGTGTGATCGATGCGCTCGCAATGCGACCACCGCCCCCCTACCAAACGAAAAGTACCGGCTCGACTTACCGGTTGACTCCACAAGTAACCCCTGTGCATTCCTGCCCCGGGAGCACTCTAAATCTGAATTGAGAGGTCCGCTGTGAACTTCAAGCAAGCCCGTGCCGCATCCGGCCTCACGCAAGAGGCCGCTGGCCAACTCATCGGGGCAACCCGGCGCGCTGTGCAGGAATGGGAGGGAGGCCGGCGCAACTGCCCCCCTGCCAAGCTGGCATATTTTTTAATGCTGACTATGCCGCCGCAAGCCTCAAATGTCGCGCCGCATCAGTCTGCGCCTCAGAGTACGCCCGGGCAACATCCGCACCCCTGAGCCCCTCGCAGGCGTGCCCCGCCATAATCCACAGCCTCGGCTTGCAACCGTCCGGGCTCACCGGGTTATGCACTTGCCCCCGCGTCAGGCCGGGGTGCGGGAAATAGCCCAACTCCAGCATCAGGTCGCCCCGCTTGTTGCGCGGGTATCTGCTCTCCATGTTGAGCCCCTTGATGAGAATGTCGAGGAAGTGGCTTGATACCCAACCGTTCCTAAAGCCCACATGCTCCTGCTCGATGGCCTCGATAATCTCCTGCTCCAGCCGCCCCGCGCTGGCCTGCACAGCCTCATCGGTTGAGCTTGTGAGCGGCGCCCGATGGCACGCGCCTGCCGGGTTCAACTCATCCGGTATGGCGTAGCCCCGCAAATAGTCGGTCACAATGGCGTAGCCGTCACGCTTGAGCCAGTTGTAAAGGTCGGGAAAGTAGGTGCCGCCCATGCCGGCCTTGATAATGTCCTCCACACTCTGCTGCGCGGTGTAGAAGATGGAAAACCGGCGGTCATCCTTGGTCTTGCGCACCGCATCCTTGTGGTTGCTGTTGAGCATAAAGTTGGCGCAAATCATCCGGCTCGACTTGTTGGCACCCTTGCCCTCGACTTCGAGCCAATCGTTTGTAATCATGGGCTTGAGCGCCTCAATAATCTCCTCCTGATGCTCGGCCACCCGAATGTCCTCGACCGCTATAAATATGCGGTCCGCTATCCAATCATTGAACCGTGAGGCCAACTCATGCGGCTTAGGCGTGTGGCAATGCGCGCGCCCTATCGCCTCGGTCACGCAACGTGAGAGCAATGTCTTGCCGTTACCTGGCGCGCCTTGGATGAGTGGGGCCCACTGGAATTTAACGCCCGGGTGCTGCACCACTGCCGCCATGTAGGCCAGAATTATTTGGCGGTCACGCGGCACCGGCAAAATGCGCGCAAGGTGCTCCAAAAAAGGCTGAGGGTTCCCCTTTTTGCTCGGCGTCTTGATGGGCACATAGCTGTTGACGTAGGAGAGGTTGCCCTCCTCCCATATCTCGCCCGGGGCGCGCCGGGGGTCAAACTCGCACGCATTGGCCCGGGGAAAGCGTACATTGCGGCAGTTCAAAAAGGCGTCCCATGCGCTTTTGGCAGGCTTTCCAGCGTCCCTATCGAGGGTGTAGGTGTAGCCGCCGCACATGGCATTAAACCGTCCCTCGTTGAGCAAATGGCCCTCTGGCATCATTATTGCGTGCGCGCCCATGACGTAGGTGCACCCGGCAAACATGATCTTCATATCGTCCGGCGTGAGCCATGTCTCGCCCACCACATCACGCACGCCCGTTGTGGTCGCCTTGAGGGGCTCCATTGCCTTGTCTTTGCAAACATCATTTTGGAGCTTGACGGCATTCAGGACGGTGCGCTCAATGTAGCTGGCGTGCTCGGACCACTTGGGGCGCTTGAGCCTTGAGCGTTGCATCAGGGTCGCAATGCGCTGGCAATCCTTGCCGGTCCAAAATGCCAAGTGTTGCGCCAGTGCCGCGTCCGCGCTCGACTCATCGTAGCCGTTCTCTTGCGGGTAGGCTTTGCACAGTGCTGCAAAGTCCGCATCCCATAATTGTTGGAACGAGGCCTTGGCACCAAAGGCACCGGCCGCTGACTTGCTGTTGCACGCGCGGCGGATAAGCTCGTCGTCATCCACAGGGCCGCGCCATTCCGCAACCGGCGTGTGCGCCCAGCCCACCATGATTGGGTCAACTTCGGCACCTTGGAAATACTTGGCCACGATGGCTGCAACCGCAGGCGTGTGGTCGGTCATGGCGTTACCCACCGCGCCGGTACCGATAGCGACAAAGCGCCCCGAGGTGTAGAACTCAAGCCCCAAGGCGCTATTTTTGGTCTTGTGCTTGGGGACTTGGCCAACGCCAAAGAGGTGCAGGCCGGTACCCGATATGGAAACCTCGCACGCTGCACCGGCCAGCGCGGCGCAAAGCTCGGTTGCAAGGGGACTCCAGCCCGTGGGCGTCAGGCAGGCATCAATGTCGAGAAACCAGAAAGGGTCCGCGTCGGTGAATACAAAGCCCACAGGGCCGTGCGCGGCGGCCGTGGCGTAGTCGGTCCAGATAGAGGGGTCGTGCGCGTTGGCGGGGTGCCCTGTGCGCCAATCGGTGGGTATTTTGTCGGTCTTGCCGGGGCGTGAGCTTGGCCGGGTGACGTAGGTGATAAATTGCCGGTGATTGTGGAACGGGGCGAGGGCTTGGGGGAGTGTCACATCACGCTCCCAATGAAGGCTTGCGCTGCTTGCGCGACGATGGCATTACCGTAGGCGCGCAGGCGTCCCACTCTGCCGGTAGCCCCATGAGCCAGCGGGAATGTGCCGGGTTCAACTGGCCGCCACTTTCCATCCCGGCAGTAGAGCCAATCAGCATCTCGCCAGTGGCCGTTAATCGGGCCGGTTGCGGCACATTCTTGATAACCTCCATCGCCTTGCGGTAGTCCCCGCTGATCTGGCCGTGCGATGCTGGCCCCGTTCCGCCC